CTACTAACACACTAACTGTTGTTAGGGGATATGGTACTACATCTGCCGCTGCTCTTGTTGACAATGATGAGCTGATAATTATGGGTAATGCTCTTGATGAAGCATCTAATGCTCCAGCAGCAAGAGTAACAAAAGTTGCATCTAGAACAAACTATTTACAGTTTTTTTCTAGAACAACTGATGTAACCGAAATTAGAAGCAACTCAGAAGACTATGGACAAGACGAGGAACAAAGACAAATCGCTCATTGCCGTTACGAAATAATGAGAGATATTGAATATGCTTTCTTGTTTGGCGAGCCTTTATCGGAAGTTGAAGGCAGTGCTCCAAAGGATTCTGCGATTAGCCATACAAGATATACTACAGGAGGTTTAAAATACTGGATTGACAACTCTGCAAGTTCAAACGTACTAGACGCAGCAGGTGTCCTAACTCAAAATGAATTTTATGATTGGGCAGCTCCATTATTTAAAAATTCTCCAGTAGATACATCTAGTGGACAAAAACAGATTATGCTCTTCTGTTCAAGTAAAGCATATAACGTGTTTAACCAATTTGCATTATCACCAATTCAAACAAAAGTTGGAGATAACAAATTTGGTATAAACCTAGCTGAGTATTTCACACCTTACGGTAGATTTATGCTACATCATCACTACTTACTTGATGGTGACGAGTATGGAGACTACTGTTTTGCTGTAAATCCAGATTACATCGGCTATAGATGTTTAAACAATATGGACTTAACCGTAAAAGAGGACATACAAGACCCTAACTCACATAAAGCTCAACATGAGTTTTATTCTGTTTGCGGTTTTTATATTACTCTTCCAAAGGTTCATGGATATATTAAAAACATCTCCCTAGCAGGGTAGGAGGATAGCAATATGGCTTATTCAGGAACATTCACCGCTACTTTCTCACAACCAGTAAATGGTATTGTGGAAGAGTGGACTACGATACATGACGCGGCAACTACAACAGACGATAGTGGGTATATTGATATGGCGGGAGTCGAATCATTTCATCTCGATACCGAAATATCAGCATCTGCTACCGTAGGTGTCTATGCAACATCCATGGACTCTCCCGTGGACGCAACTGAATACACACAAATGGGTTCTAATATAACTGCTACTGGCTTTGTAAGCTATGAGCAAAAAGAAATCCCAAGGTATGTAAAGGTTGGTATCTTTTCTCACGGTTCTGGCACTGTAACTGTCAGAATGAAACGTAGACGAAGAGTGTATAGGTAATGCACTATAAGGGGAGGAGAGATTCTCCCCTTAATTTTATGGAGGATTTATGTTATACGAAAAAATAACACCAAACACTAAGTATATTATCAGGAACGAGTTAAGAGAGCTGGTTCGTGGTAAAGGACAAAATATTATTCAAAAAGGAATTTATGCTGAATTTAGAGGTTCGCCTTTAAGATGGGATAGCACTCAAACAGCAGAAGAAACTGTAAACTGGGAAGTTCAAATGGGTAGAACTAAACCAGCAGGCAGAGAAAAAAGAATTAAAGAACTTGATGAAGAAATACGAATCTTCATGGAAGAACATGAAGACTTTAAACAAAATAAAGTTTTCGAAGCTTTAACTAAACAGGAGTCGGAAGATATCTTGTTAGAAGAAGCTGAAAGGATTAAAACTGAAAGAAAGGAGAAAAGAAATGGCAAGAAGTCCACTTAGTTTCATAAAGGACACATTGTTGCTAGATTTTCTAAATAAACATACACCTGAGAATATAAATCTCGGAATGGATGATATGGTGAATATGGGCAGACAACTTATAGCAAAAGCACAAGGAGTTAATGTTGCAGGCGGTACACTTACACCAATGGTAAATTACTCTGATGTGGTAGAGGAAGTTGCACCGGATGAAACTAGCCCATTACTTCATAATGTAGTCGACCAGCTTAATCTTCCTGGTAAGGGTCCTGCTACTGGACTTAGGTGGAAAAAGGAGTTTTAAATGAATAGAGGAGAAATAGTAACAAGAGTAGAGAAAAGAATAGAAAGAGATGATGCAACTACAACAACTTTGTTGCAATCTTTTCTCGATGAAGTAAGACAAGATGTAGAAAAAGTATATCCATTTGGACATATGTATAAAACAAAAACTGCTACAATGACGGCAGATGTTTATAATTATACTTTGCCAACTGACCTTATTTTACATCATCCCTTTCATTTGTATTTACAAGATGAATCTACATCTACTTCTTATGCAGAATTAACTAAAATGGACCATAGAAAATTTGACTTGGTGTATGATGATGCTGCAGGAGAAGGAGACGGACCCTCTTATTACATTGTACGAGGTCATGATGTTGATGTTTACCCTAAACCTTCGACAGCTCGAACACTAAGGGTTAGGGGATATTTTTATACAGGAGACTATGCTGGAGATTCTGATTCTGATTATGTAACGAATAAATACCAGGATGTTCTAATAGAAGGAACAACATTTAAAGCTCTTTTACATTTTGGTGAGTCAGAAAGAGCAAACGAAGCTCTTAAATTATACCAAGCTTATATGAATGGTAATGCACAAATGGGCGTAGTAGGTATAATACAAGCAGAGAAAAAATTAGACTTGCAAGACAGATTTGTGCAAGTTAAGACAAGAGACGATTTTCCATTAAGTTATGCAAGGAGAGCTTATATAACTAGTGGTTAAAGGAGGAAAGTATGGCAAATTTAATTTATCCCAAAGGTAAAGAGAACTTTTTGAATGGTGAAATTGACTTAAGTGATGATACCATTAAAGTAGCTCTTGTGGATACAGGTACTTATACATATAGTGCAGCTGATGATTTTTATGATGATGTGTCTGGAGTATTAGGCACACCTGCAACATTAGCAAGTAAAACTGTTACGTCAGGAGTATTCGATGCAGCTGATACAACTTTTACTACACCGGCCGCTGGTACAACTATAGAAGCGTTAGTTCTCTATAAAGATACTGGTAGTGCAGGCACTAGCCCGTTGATTGCTTATCTGGATACAGCCACAGGTCTACCATTTACAAGCAATGGTGCAGATGTAACTATTGTCTGGGATTCAGGCGGTAACAAAATATTCGCATTATAGGAGGTATACATGGCAATAGCGGGAAATAAGATAACAACAGCTAAGATAGCTGGAGATGCTGTAACTAATGCTAAGATTGCAGATGACGCAATAGATTCAGAGCATTATACTGATGGTAGTATAGACAATGCTCATATAGCAGATGATGCCATAGACTCTGAACATTATGCAGATACAAGTATAGATACAGCCCATATAGCAGACAATCAAGTTACACCAGATAAACTATCGGATATAGCTAGAGGTAGTTTGATAATAGGTAATGCTTCCGCAGCTACAGCAGAGTTAACTAAAGGTGGAGCTAATGAAGTTCTAACTTCTGATGGAACAGATATAGCATGGGCAGCAGCAGGTGGTGGTGGAAACACAAGTCATAATTTTCTAATCAATGGAGCAATGGAAGTTGCACAAAGAGGAACTTCAACAACAGGGGGAAACCAAGAATATTTATTAGACAGATTTTATACATATATATTTGGAGCTGCGAATAGGACAATATCACAAGTAACTGATGCTCCAGCAGGATTTAAACATAGTATAAAAATTGCAAGAGATAATGGAGATTCAGGCACAGCAGGAACATATTTTTCTCAACCATGTGCAAGTGACGCAAGTGTTGGAGCTGCTGGAGAAACAGTAACTTTAAGTTTTTGGGCAAAAGCAGGAGCAAATTTTTCTCCAACAAGTTCTTATATTAGTGTAGCCTTATATTCTGGAACTGGAACTGACCAAACATTAATGGCAGGATTAACTGGTTCTGTTGCAGTAATTGGAGCTGTTAACCAAGCAATAACAACAAGTTGGGTAAGATATGAATTTACAAGTGGAAGTGTTGTTCCAACAGATTCTAATCAATTAGTTTTTCAAATAATAGCAACTCCTACTGGAACTGCTGGAGCAGATGATTGGTATGAAATTACAGGAATACAAGTTGAAATTGGAAGTTCTGCTACTGATTTTGTTCATGAAGAATATGGGGTTACCTTGCGTAAATGTCAAAGATATTATCAAATGCACAACTGTGCTGATTCAACTTATAATGTTTTTGGAACTGGTATTAGAACGGGAGCAACAACTGCCGAAATTCCTATTCCATTACCTGTTACCATGAGAGAGAAACCGACATTTGGATATAGTGGATTAAGATTTCGAGATTATAGTGGCATAGATACTACAGTAACCTATAGTGGAACTTATGCAGATAGAACTTATTGCATGCTGATGTTGACTGCCGTAAGTATTAGTAATGACGCAGGATATATACAAGGCAATAGTTCTAGTGATTATATGGAGTGGGATGCAGAGTTATGATTGAAAAAGTAGAAAAATTATATTTACCAAAGGGATTGCCAACAGATGAACAAATAATTAATTATAAAATTACGTATGAAGATGGCAAAGAGCATTTTGTGCCAGATGTTCCAAACAATAGACATTATAAAATGGTTATGCAATGGGTAGCAGCTGGTAATACAATAACGGAGGTAGACTAATGGCAATAACATCAGTAGAGAATGGTACTGTTACCACGGATGGTAGTGAACAAACTATAGGTTCAGCTCAAACTACAGATGGTGCATATACTGGATATTTAGATATGACTAATAGCACATCAGGTGAGACTATTGTCATTAAGATTAAAGTAAGAATAGCTGGTAGTGATGACAGGGTAGTAGTTAAAGATACATTTGCAGGTGCACAGTCAGATGAACCATTGTATCATTTTCCACCAGTAACAAGTACAGAAAACTTCACTTGGACAATAGAAAAGACAGGTGGAACAAATAGAGCATATACGTATAGATTATATAGGATAACATAATGGCATTAGGAAGTTTTGCTGGACATAGTTTTTGGCAATCAGCGGGCCATATTGACCTAATACTGCCTGATTCACAAACTATTAGCCCTTCTGCTGTAGCTGCAACAACGGCTATCGGTACTGCGGCCGTTCAACTTCAAGTTAGTAATACTGGAATACCAAGTAGTGTTGCTTTTGGAACAAGTAAGGCTCAACTTCAAGCCAATACTGTAGGGATAGCTAGCACTTTAGCTATAGGTACTACAGGTGTTCAACTTCAAATTAATGGTACAGGCCTTGCAAGTGGAGTAGCGTTTGGTACTGCAAATCTTGGCGGTATTCTTACAGGGACAGGTCTTGCAAGTACATTAGCATTTGGTACCGCTAAACTTGAAAGTCAGGTTCGGGCAACAGGTGTTGCTAGCACTCTTGCTTTCGGTACTGCGAATCTTGGAGGCTACTTAACTGGAGTAGGGATAGCTAGCACTTTGGCTATAGGAACTACGACTGTTCAATTGCAAGTTGGTGCTACTGGAATATCAGATACTTTAGCTTTTGGAACTGCAGTTGCTAAACTAAGTATATCAGATGTAACTTTAGAGCCTTTAGGTGTAGAAGTAGAGCTAATATGCGAAATTCCAAAAGTTATGATACCATATATTACGGACAGTTCTCCTAGTACGACTACTTGGACAACAGACGACAGCCCGGATGATACAACATGGAGGAAGACAACATAAATGCCTAGATATCCAATAGAATTAACATTGCCAGCACCTATACAGGGTATAAATACATCCCAACCTGAGACTATACTTCCAGAATTGTTTTCACCAGAGTTGACAAATGTCATTATGTCAGATGGCTCTATTAAAAAAAGATTAGGGTTTGCTGAACAAGGCGATGTTTCGGCTGTAAATAATTATCCAATAATGGAAGGTGTGGAGTATGGAGATTCTAGTGCTGCTAATCATTTAGTTTTTTGTACTTCTAATGGACTAATTGAATGGGATGGAAGCACTACCTTTACTACAAGGTATGGAGGTACGACTTTAACAGGAACAGATGCTTTTCCCATATTTATGTCTCCAGTCGGTGGTATGTCAACTGATTATTTATATATAAGCAATGGTAAAGATGCAATTAAACAATGGTCAGGTTCTGGAAACTGGACTAATTTAACTTTGTCAAGTGGTTTTACTACTTTATTGGGTAAAAGTTTGTTAGGATATAGAGGGCATTTAATTCTAGGTAATGTTACAGAAGATGGAAGCACTTTTCCTTATCGGGTACGATGGTCAGAAGTTAGTGACCCCACAGATTGGAATGATTCAGCACTAGAATCCGCAGGCTACCTGAATTTAATTGAAGATGCAACTAATTCTAAAGTAATGTGTATGCACCCATTGAGAGAAGCCGTTGCTGTCTACAAACAAGGGGCTATTTATACAATGACATATACGGGTAGTCCTAACTATTTCGTACCGAGACTTGTGATGTCAGATAGAGGTACGATATCCCCAAAAGGAGTAGGGATACTTGACAAAGTGCATTTAGTTGTTAGCCAGGATAATATCTATTTATTTGATGGTGCTAGTTTTGATTCTCCGCCTATTGGAGATAGGATTAAAAAGGATTTTTTTGATGATTTAAATTATCAATATAGAGAAAAGTTGTATGTAAAGACCATACCTCACCGATTTGAATGTTGGATTATTTATCCTAGTGGTGATTCGACTACATGCGATGCTGCCTATTGTTTTAATTATCTATACAACGCTTGGACTAAACATACATTTGGTAGAAGTCTATATAGTGTGCAAGTACATAATCAAACAGTTAATACACCTGAATCCTATTTTGGTGGAAATGGTGAGTTTTATGAAGCTTTTTCTGGTAATACAGATGATGGAGTAGCTGTATCAGCAACATTAAGAACAAAGTTGTTTAATTTTAAAGAGCAGCAAATGCAAAATCTTCGTAAAACTGTTCGAAGAGTCGAACTAGAAGTCGAACAAACACCTAGCGTTCAAGTAGGTGCAACAGAAATGATTCATACTGCTGCAACTTACGATACCGCTCAAACTGTGGCCAATGATGCTAATGCTGTAGGTATTAAAAGAACACATAATACTAATACAGGGCGGTATATAAATTTAAAAGTAACTGACACAGGTACTGGTACTCCCTTTACCGTTAGTGGATATACGATATATGCTGAACCTAGAGGAGGAAAATGAAAACTTTTTTAGATAATATTCCAGAAGAGAAATGGGTAGAGCTTGTTAAGTGGAGTTCCGTTTACTGGGGTACTCTTTTGTTGTTTTTTGGATTACCATGGCTATATCAACTGTAGATACTGTTTTACTACCTACTGTTCCATCAGATTTTGAAATGCAGACCCTTAATGATGGCTTTGTAGCTATTAGAGAGATAAAGGATTTTTTAAGAACATCTAATATATTTCAATCTGAACTATATCAAGTAATACATGGACAGGCATTAGTAAGAGACTTTATGGTAGATACTATTTCTGCAAATAAGGTGGTTGCGGGAACTATGGCGGCTAGTGCTGTCTATATAGGTGCTTCTTCTCTGGAACTTGATGGTGTAAATTCTAAAATTATAGTTAAGGATACCCAGGGTTCACCTCAGACTAGAGTAGAAATAGGTAAAATAGGAGCAGGTACTTCTGATTATGGTATAAAAATTTACGATAGCAGTGGAAA